AGAAGCAATGCGCTGTAAATAACGTGCAGTAGCAGCATCACGCAATTCTTTGTCATTGCGCAACATATTAAGATACTTTTCAGCAGCTTGCTTTTGCGTCTTTGAGTTCTCCCAAGCCTTTTCAATGGCCTCTAAAACAATGGGGTTTCTAGTCTGATAAGTCATTTTCTACTTCCTTTTCTCCTGTGCCCTCACATTCAGGGCATTTCATTGTGCCAACGTCGATACAACCAACGTCACGATTAAAGTTATGAGGTCGGGGGTTATCGACTTCAATCAACCCCCAACCATCACATGCTTTGCAAAACTCAGTCATTTAACCCTCATCCCATTCATCAGGATCTATTTTGGTAGCCTCATCAGCGATACATTGGTTTAATTCTTTGATCGCTAATTTGCGTATTTTTTCAAACGGTAAATCATCGTCGTAATTACTGAAGTCAAAGTAAGTGCACGATGCTTCAGATACACTGAATATCCAAGGCCGTTTTAAAAAAACTCCCACGCCCCAAGGTTCGTCTTGGACGCTATCGATAATACGATGATGTTTTTTGTGGATGATGTTAATTCCTGTTTTCATTTTACCAACTCGCCTGATAAGTAACGCTACCCCACGAGGTGGACTCCACCCAATCAGCAGCCTTGTCAAATAGCTTGGCGTGTTCCTTACCTTCAGAACGTAATTCATCCCACCACTCTTCACCGCCAAAAAAGAAGCCGTGACAATCATCATTATTAGGCAACTCATTATCACGCAACGCATTTGCAATCTTGCGCAACTGATCTGCTTCAAGGTCAATCTTTTGGCATTCATCAACACCATCGGCAAACTCATTTACAATGTAAATGTGCAACGGTGCGAACTTGCGCCAGTATCCCATGTCAAGAACATACGTCTCAACATCGAACCCATCGACAACAGGGCGCTTTACTTCTAACGACCCACCTTCAGGTTTTTGCTGTGAGTGATCCCACTTGCTGATGAACTTGTCACCTCTTAAATACATATCTAAGCCCATGATTTTACTCCTTTTCACTTTGCTAGACATCCCATACATAAAATCTTTTATATCCAATGTCAAGAAAAAAAATAAAAAAATTTATGAATAAAAAAAACCCCTCAGAACGGAGGAACTGAGGGGCGTCTAGTTAAGTGAGGCAGAAAGGCAGACCAATGCGTTTTCTGCAAGGAATGGTATAACATGGGAAAAATACCAATGCAAGAAAAAAATGCGTCAGCGGGGACAAAAAAATAACCCGATAAATTGTTCGGGTTATACGCCTGGGACAAAAAAACCCCCGCTTGAATTTGCGGGGGCTTCATATTATTCGGGATATGTCGGGGTCTACCACCATTGCAGGACAACTCCCACAATCCAAAGCATTACGGCAATAAACGTAATTGCCGCAATGATCCAATCTTGCCAACCAATCATACCGCAACCTCCTTGCGCTTCGCCTCATTGTAAGATGCGTCCTCTCTTGCCGCTCTCAAATACCAATCATCAAGGCCAAAGTCTTTATATCCGCTTTCAATCATATCATAGTAACCGCTTGATGGATGCCGCAAGTTTCCCTTGTCGCCATTCATGTCATAGATAATCCAATTGCCGTTGATCTTGCGCCTATCGTATAAAGTCGGGTAGCCCTCAAGCCTATCCAATGCAATCAAGCATTGGGGCGTGATCTCCCACAATACCACAGGCAACACACAATCATGGTCGTATCGAAAATCAGCCACGCCACGAAAAATTAAACGGTGGTTGGGCAGATAAAATCCGCCCATTGGTTTTGCTTTTGGACACCTCACCGCCATTGCATCGCGGCTCGTGTTCATGCCATACGCTAAATAATACATTATACTTCTTCTCCTACAAGACCGTTAATATAATCTTGAGAAACCTTGCGCCCTACATCTGAGCCACCAAGATATTTATTGATATGCTTTGATGTTGTGGGGCTGTAGTGTGTAGACGTTCTAAACGCACCCTTGCTGTCAAAACCCGCAACTGGTGTTTCGTATGAAAACAAAATTGAATTATCATTGTAGTTCAATTCTGTCATGTTTGATCCAATAGATTTTAGTTTCATTTCATGTTCTCCTTTTACTAGACAATATAATATATATCCCACACAATCCCAAAGATCAACCCCTAAACATAAAATAATTTGTGAAAAGTGCCCCTATTGATTTTAAACGATAATTTACGTCAAAAAAAATTACGTCAAAAGTTGACGTAAGTAACGTAACGTAGAATATGTAATAATATCAATTGTTTACGTGTTTACGTCATTTACGTCAAAAAGTTCATTTGACGTAAATAATGTAATAAAATCAATACGTTATTTTACGTCAACCACGTCTCCCCCCTATAGGGGGGTATATATACCTTACCCCCCTGATGTAATGTTGTTGATGCCGCGTTTGATGTTGTGTTGGAAATGTTTGGGATAGATAGCACTTGACGGCAGCACTGGATAAGGTAATATAAACCGACAAATTGTTCGGGTAGCACGGGGGCCAGTATGCCAAAGGTCGGGGAACAGATAGCAAAAGGAGAAAAGAGACTTACGCCACCGCAGCAGAAGTTTCTGGATAACTACATCCACAAAGATATGACCCAAACCGCAGCAGCTAGGGAAGCAGGGTACAAGAACGCAAATGTTTCAGCAGTGCAGCTTCTCAATAACCCAAAGGTCAAAGAGCGTATGGAGGAGATGCGTCAGGAGCTTGAAGCTAAGTATGGAGTGTCGATAACTAAATCTGTTCGGGATATGCAACGCTTACGGGATGAGGCTTGGCAAGAAGGCAACTTTGGAGCAGCAATTAAGGCAGAAGAACTTAGGCTCAAGGTAACGGGGTTGATGGTTGCCCGTAGCCATGTAACGCACGAACATGTTGACAATCTGAGTCGGGAGCAGATCGTAGAGCAACTACAAGAATTTATGAATCGTGCTAAAAACCGCATGATTGACATAACACCAGCAGAAAATCCCACAGAACCCGAACAAAATCCTATAACAGACTATAACCAGCAAGCAGCAGAGTAACGGGAACGCTTGGCGGGGTCGGAGAAACGCCCGCCAGCCCCGCTTTTTAGGCGGAGGCGGGGGGTGGAGGAGGAGCTTCGGGATCGGGAACCCGAAAAATTGTTCGGGTTATGTCGGGCTGGCAGCGGGCTTCCCAGGCACATATCGTATTTTGGTTCGGGATCTCCCTGGTCTTCGGGATGACCCGAAGAATTGTTCGGGATATTATACCAGGCAGGAGCTGGGTAAACAACCAGGTATCCTGTACCTGGCAAAAAACTGGAGATTCCGCCAGCCTGGAAGAATGCAGAACAATTGTTCGGGATACTGGGCGAAGACCAGGTGGAAATAACCTGGGCCTCCGTCTTCATTACCTGCTGGGTTTCCCGCTGCCTAGGAGAATGCAGAACAATTGTTCGGGTTATGCCCAGGAGCAGGTGCTGGGGATTTTTATAAATTTTTTTATATTTAGTGTTGACATATAATAATGTGTGGGATATTGTGGGATTGTTCTAGTAGAGGAGGAAAGAAATGACGTATCAAATCTTAGGATATGCTGATACATGTGGAGCAGAAATGCTTCACGAGACAGACGATTATAACGAGGCAAAGAGTTGGGTAGCGGGATATGTGCGCTTCGATGGTCTGAGCCAATCAGGATGGGAGGAGATCCTCATCCAAAATAAAGACGGAGAGCCACGGGCAACATTCGATAACTACGGGTGGACGCACTACTAATCGGGCATCGGGCCTGTCGGGATTCGGGGTACAGCATCTGCTGTGCCCCTTTTTTTATTCTTCTTCCTATATATTATCATATCTTCTGCGGGTTTTTACACTGGTAAAAAAATAACCCGAACAATTGTTCGCCAGTTCCCTGGAAGACCAGTTCGGGATTCGGGCCATCGGGCAATCGGGCCATCGGGATCGGGGATCGGGGTATGTGTATATCTCCTTATTTATATACATATTATCTATAATTTTTTTCTTTTTTTTAAATTTTTTTGGTAAAAATAATTCAAATAAATTGGGATTTTTTGGGATTTTTTGCTTGTGATAGTATAAAATTTCTTATATAAAATAGGTATAAACAAAAAAGAAAGTGAGAAAATTATGTTAGATTTTACAATAGACCTACCAACCGATGAAATAGAAAATCTATTTTCTAATTTTGACGACGATCATATGGCAATCCCTAGTCTAGCACTAGGCCCAAGCCCTAAAAGCCATAGTGAAAAGTTTCACGATGAAATGTTAGATTTTATTGCCGATGAAAAACCACCATCACAAAATATTAAGAATTGGGTTAGCGGCATGCGCTATCGTGGTTTTGAAAATTGCCGTGAAAAGATTTCACAACGTCGCGCAAAATATGCACATAGAAGTAATCCAACCAACCGTTGGTTAAACATGAAGCAATTACAACAATTAATAGATCAATAAAAAAAGAAAGTGAGTAATAAAATGACCCTAACATTTGGAATAGAAATAGAAACGTGCAGAAATTCAGTAAGCACTGTAAAACAGGCGTTAGATAATGCAGGCATAAAAGGCTGTTTAGTAAAACCTGATGGCACGCCTAGCGTTGACGCTGAAATAGTATTACCTGTTATTGCATTATGCCAAGTGGCTAAAGAATATTTAGAAAGTATTTCTAATGTATTGAGCAACGCGGATTGCCGCATTAATCAATCGTGTGGCCTACATGTTCATATAGGCAATGCGCCGTTGGCCGATACAACGCATGCGGCACGATTTACAGGCGATAGTATTTTGCATACTGAACGTACAGGTCGCTTTTTATCCGAGCATGCGGATCCATTTGATTTTACAATAGTTAAAGATTTATTTTGGCGCTATGAGCGGCAACAAAATATTATCAATACAATGTTTCCTAGCTCACGTACCAACAATAGATATTGCCAACAATTGAGCGGCCGCAAAATTGAGAGTGCAAACACTATTCAAGAGTTAAACCATGGCAAGTTTTACGCTATCAATCTTGATACATGGCGTCGCGGCACTATTGAGTTTCGCCAACATAGTGGCACGATAGAGGCCGATAAAATTTGGCGTTGGATGCAATTCTTAGACAATTTTGTTAATTGGACAATTGAGCATAGAGTTGAGCAAGGTAATAGATCAACAACGATTGAAACGCCTATCGCGCCGTTTCGCAATGGTTCAAGAGTAGGCGTTCAATATACTATGATGCGAAATGATAACGGCGCAACAACGCGTGATATTATGGATGCGACAGGTTGTAGTGAGCAACGTGTTCGCGCCGCCGTTTCCGAAATTAGGCAACGCGTTGGCGATGCGGCCGTTGTTACTCACACGCAACAATCAAACGGCGCTCGATATGGTGATGGCACCGACCATACACGCTATCAGGTTTTGCAAACAATCGAGACCGAAACGAGCGGCGTAACATTGCTTCCTGAAAATCGTATTGGCATACCTAGCATTTGGGCGGGCCTAGACGATAGCGAATTTGAACATTGGCAAAATAGGATAGCCACGCTCAGGTAACACTGAGCCGATCCAAACATTAGAGCGGCAATGCCGCTCTTTTTTTTGTCTAAGGTACCCTAAGCAATACATACAATTGTTCGGATTATCGGGGCGGGTAGGTATGGTCCCCCCCCTGTTTTGTGTTTGTATCGGTCAGCACTCTACACTAAGTTTTCCACCAACAGCCACCTGGAAAAACCTTTTCGCCGCTTCCAGGTACCCTACCCTCTTGACAGGTACCCTATACTGTCCCATAAAGTACCAAACACCAGTATAAGGAAGTGGGATGAAGGTAATAGCGTGGTGGAGTGCAGGGGTTACGAGTGCTGTGGCGACTAAGTTGGCTATTGACGAGCATGGTTTAGATAATGTTGAGCCGATTTATTTTGCGATTGACAGTGCGCATTCTGACAATGCGAGGTTTAAGTCTGAGTGTGAGGATTGGTATGGAAAGGAGATCAGGGTTGCGAGGTCGCCTGAGCGGTACAGGGATCAGTTTGATGTTATTTTGAAGGACAGGTATGTAAATGGGCCTGGGGGTGCGCGGTGTACGACTATTTTGAAAAAACGTGTGAGGCAGAAGATAGAGGAGAATGAGGAGTATGGTGCTCAAGTTTTTGGATTTGAGTATACGAAGAAGGAGGTTAACAGGGCGATACGGTTTCAGGAGCAATATCCGATTGCGAAGCCGTTATTTCCGTTGATTGAGCAGAGGATGAACAAGGGCGAGTGTTTGTATTATTTGGAGAAGCAGGGGATAAAGCGTCCTAGAATGTATGAATTGGGTTATGGGAACAACAATTGCATTGGGTGTGTTAAGGGTGGTATGGGGTATTGGAACAAGATTCGCAGGGATTTTCCTGATGCGTTTGCGAAGATGGCTGCTGCGGAGCGAGAGATAGGGAGAAGTTGCATAAAAAGCACGTTTTTGGACGAATTGGACCCGAATGCGGGTCGTGAGCAGCAGATGATTATGCCTGATTGCGGTAATTTTTGTGAGATTGAGTTTAGCGATGTGTTGCATCCGAGGTTGGAGGAGATTTACCAAGAGCCTGTGCAGCTTAGATTGATATAGTATGCCTAGATATAGATTACTTTATTGTGAGATACGTGAGTTTGAGGCGCAGACTGCGGGTGAGGTCGTGCCGTTTATTGCTATGGATCATATGATGGGCGGTGAGAGTGAATCGAAGTTTATTCGCAGGTTAGCGAATGAGATGTGCGATTATAATGGCAAGAATTATTGTTATTCTAATAGGCATAAGTTGGCAAAAAGCATGATGAGAAATGGATTGTTACAGTGTGTTGATTAAATTTTGACTTGCTGTTAGGATGCCGATTAAGTTTGATAGGAGAATTTGCGCATGGTAGCAGTAAGAACTGGATTTCCTTCACCGATGCAGCCTATGACCCCGATGGGTGGCCCTGGAACTTTTCCAGCAGCGCCTCTTCCTGCGGGTCAAACGCCTGTTCCTGCTCCCGTTCCCCCCATGCCATTGGCGGGTTTCCCACCTCCTCCAGTGAAATCCCCAATGGCGCAACAGGTTTCAAATGCGCCGAGACGTAGACGTTTTGGAGATTCGTTAGAGGGTATGTTGGGTCGTAATATTTTTGCAACGCAGCAACAGCGACCCATGCCTACACCTATGATGCCGCGTCCTATGGAGATGGGCGGCGCTGTTCAGTATTTTGCCAATGGCGGTAATGCGAATCAGCAAGCTGCGGCGAGTATGTTGGCTGCGGGTATTGGGAATGTCGGTGGCAAGGCGATTACATCAGGTGCGCAAAGTGTACAAGATCGTTTTTCTGATGCGGCTGATAGAAGAAAGAGAAGAAGACGTAAAAGAAGAGAGAGGCTTGCTAGAGAAGAGGCTGCTAGGTTAGCGGCGGAACAGGCGGCGTTAGCGGAAGCGGCTGCATTACAGAATAATCCTAACATAGATGGTCCGATGGAGAGTGCCATAGGATATTTTGGTAGTAGTGCCGCGTCTAGTCCTACGGCACAACAGAATAATCCTAATATTCCTTCTTCACCTCCTCCTAATATGATTAGCGCGACACCCCCAGGTTTTGGGTCTACGCCTCCACCTCCTCCAAGCCCAGGAATGTCTGAGGGTTTAGAAATTCTTAATCAGATGCAAGACGCGGCTAATTTGCAAGCTGCTTTAGGTGTAGGAATTGACGCTACTCCTCCAGGCTTTGGTGCAGGCCCTGGAACTCAGTTTACTTATGACCAAGGCGCGATTGGCCTTGGCGATAACCGTGATGATACTCAGGCTAATTTAGATTCACAAGTTGATCTTAATTACACTCCTTCTGACGCGGAGCGATTTGGTTATGGATTTCCATATACAAAGATGTTTCCCAATGAATTTGCTACAGGCGTGGAGGGTAGTTTAGGTTCTCCTGTAAAAGATGATACGTTTGTTGAGTCTTTATTTCCTACTAGCAGGACACCCCCTATATTTCCTCCAAGCGACAGAGGATTTGAGCCTGAAGGCACTCAGATTGCGCCCGAAGCGGCAACAGCAACTGGTTTTAGTTATTTTCCTAGCGACACTAGAGATGTTATGCCCCCTGTTATTGGTGAGAAAGACGATAGTTTTGCTGAGTCTATGTTTGTAGATGAAATTACTAATCCATACGCTGTAGGCGGTGGTTTTGATGTAACAGCACCTGAAGATACAGATTCACTAGATCCGAGGGGCGATCAGATTGTATCACCAACTGGAACAGGAATAGGTATCCCTCCTGAAAATACAGGCGGGTCGGATAAAGATGATAAATCTCGTCCTAGATTAACGTCAGAGGAATTAGAAAGTCTTAAAGCATCTTTGGGAGAACAAGTTCCAATAAGCGGCATTGAGAAAGTTATTAATCAAGTTATAGGTAAAGCTTTCTTTGGTCTTGGATCTGGTTTTGCGGATAAATTAAAAGCCTCTAGCGAGGCTGAAAGACAAGCAATTGTAGATCAACATTTAAATGCGTTAAATTCTGGAGCCACACCTGTTTATAATGACAAAGGTGAATATATTGGTTTTAACATGAACACTATGGATACCTTCGCAGATAAGGTTCTTGCGGCTGATGATATAAGTATATTTTTACCTGGCGGCTCTGCGGATGCAGACGGTGATGGCGTTATTGATTATGACCGCTTTCAACAGGTTTTTAATGCGCAATCCACAGCGGCTGACGCTGATCCATTTGGTCAATCAACGGAACAAGGTTTTATTACCTCTGATGGTCGTGAGTTTTTTGTTGATGCAACTGGAAATGTTGTTGAGGTTGAGGATGGAGTAGTCCCATTTGAAGTCGGCGGTGGTGATGATGTTACTGACATCTTTACAGAAACAATAACAACTGGCGGTGGCGATGATGGCGGTGACAGCGGTTCCGATACAGGCGTTGATACAGGTCACACCGTTAATGAAAATGGTGAGATAGTTTGTAACACTGAAGGTTATATTTACAATCCTGAAACAAAAGTTTGTGAGCCTCCAAAAGAAGAAGAAGACAAAGACCCAACAATAAATGTTGTTAGAGGGGAAGACTTTGACGATGTTCTCAAGCGAGTTGTGGTAGCTGCGCCAAATGTTGCGCCTATATCTGCAAATGTTCGACCCATGCAGGAAGGTGGCATGGCAGGATTAAATCGCGCTGCGGATAATTTTTTGAAGGCTCTCGCGGGGTAATTTATGAATGATCTTAGTGATTTTACTAAGTATCTGACCGATGAAGAGTTAGCGAAGGTCGCTCCCATGTTGGAGCGACTTAAAGTATTAGACGATAGAATAGAGAAGCACGATAACTTTATGAGTTTCGTGAAGTTTGTTTGGCCTCAGTTTATTGAGGGTAGGCATCATAAAATATACGCTGAGAAGTTACAGGCAGTAGCAGATGGTAAGCTCAAGCGGTTGATTATTAACATGCCGCCACGACATACAAAGTCTGAGTTTGCGAGTTATTTATTTCCCACATGGCTTATGGGGAGAAAGCCAGATCTGAAGATTATTCAAGCAACGCACACAGCGGAGCTTGCCGTTGGTTTTGGTAGAAAGGTTAAAAACCTTATAGATAGCGAGGATTTTAGAGATGTTTTCCCTAATGTCAGTCTTGCGACAGACGCTAAAGCGTCTGGTCGATGGAGTACGAATGGTGGTGGTGAATACTACGCTGTGGGTGTGGGTGGCGCTCTCGCAGGTCGTGGAGCGGATTTGGCGATTATTGACGATCCCGTTTCGGAACAAGATGCGTTAAGCGTTAGCGCATTAGATAATATCTATGAGTGGTATACCTCTGGCCCTAGACAGCGTTTGCAGCCTGGAGGCGCGATTATCATTGTAATGACGCGATGGAGTATCCGTGATCTGACTGCAAAGGTTTTGCAGAAGCAGAATGAGAAAGGCGCGGATCAATGGGAAGTTGTAGAGTTCCCTGCAATCATGCCATCTGGTAATTCTTTGTGGCCTGAGTTTTGGTCCTTGGAAGAGCTAGAAAGTGTAAAGGCTTCTATCCCTGTGAGCAAGTGGAACTCACAGTATATGCAGAATCCGACTGCGGAAGAGGGTGCGATTGTAAAACGTGAGTGGTGGAACATTTGGGAGCACGATGATCCGCCTTATTGTAGCTATGTTATTCAAAGTTATGACACGGCGTTTAGCAAAAGCGATAGGGCAGACTACTCTGCGATTACAACTTGGGGCGTGTTTCATCACGAGGAGACAGGCGAGGATCATATTATTTTACTTGACGCTGTGCGTGGCAGATGGGAGTTTCCTGAATTAAAGGAAGCAGCAAATGATTTGTTTAAAGAGTTTGATCCTGATATGATACTGATAGAACAAAAAGGTTCTGGCATGCCATTGACACAGGAACTGCGAAGGATGGGTATACCTGTGACTCCGTTCACACCTGGACGTGGAGCGGATAAATTTACAAGAATGCATGCTTGCGCCCCTGTGTTTGAGAGTGGCATGGTTTGGTGTCCTGACACTAATTTTGCCGATGAGGTGATGGAAGAATGTGCCTCATTTCCAAATGGTGAACATGATGACTTGGCGGATTCGATGACACAGGCTATACTACGTTTTAGACAGGGTGGTTTTATTACAACCCCAAGTGATTATGAAGAAGAAGATTTGATGTACTCTCGCAGAAGAAAGGAATATTACTAATGGCTAAAATGAAAAGAAATCAAGATGACGCAGATAAATTATTAAAGCTTATGATGAGTGAAGGAGAAGCTTCAGATAGTGTAAAAGATGAAATCAGTGATTTAGTTAAAAAATATAATGAAATGCTTAAAACCAAAGGTAAACCCCGTGCTTTTAAAAACGGCGGCGCTGTAATGCCTGGTCGTGGACCCAAATTTAAGGGCCAAACATAATGGCTAAAAAGGGTAGAAACGTAGCTCGTAAGACCATGAGTAGATCAGATGACTTGCTAGAAGCTGCGGGATTTTTAGCTGCGCCTGAAGCACAGAAAAAAAGAATAGAAGATGCATTAGCAGAAGCTATGACAACAGATCCTATTCCAAGGCCAGAAATATTGTTTAATAGGCCAAAGAAATTAATAAAGCCAAAAAGGAGGCCAAAGGAAATGGAAAACGGTGGAAAAGTTCCAAACAAATATAAAGGGTTTTCTAAATTACCTGAAAAGGTACAGGAAAAAATAAGTCCTGACCTTGCTAGTAAATATGAAAAGGGCGGTAAAGTTAAAAAGATGATGGGCGGCGGTCAAGTATGTCGTGGTGGTGGCGCTGCGGTGAGTGGCACTAAGTTTTCTGGAGTTAGATAATGAGCGATGTCACTTATGACATTGATGTAGAAAAA